ATGATGATGAGGACATAGCTGATGAATAAGAAGAACCCTGTTAAAAAGAATATGGATAAGCTGCACAAACCTAAGACACATACAGATAAGACTAAGTACAAGCGTGCTAATGCTGATTGGTCTTATGACGCTAACGGAACACCAATAACTAACGAGGAGAAGTAAAGTGAAAGCAAGAACTAAAAGATATGTAATGACAGTAAACAAAGGTAACTTAGCAGAAGAATATAGACTCGATATAGTAAAAGAGACTGTTAAGTTTTTTAATAAGCATACGGATAGAAAGTTTTATGTTAAGTGCCACGGAAGATTCGGTAAGAACAATCCTAACTTGGCTAAGTATACTAATCAGCACGGTAATATTAACTGGAGAGATTGTAGATTAGAAGATGCTCAAAGAATAGACGTATATATCCACGAAAGATAAACATATGTTAAGAGAAGTGTTAAGATTTGTTAAGAGCTATTGACATTTCTTAATACTTCTTTAAACTCTATAGAGCCAAGAAGGAAAACAATATGAATGAAAAGAAAGTAAAAGCATTAAGAAAAAAAATTAAACCTCTTCAAGTAGAATGGATGAAAACATTACTGAACGAAGAAGAGGCAGCACAGGTCTCTATAGATAACATAGATGAGCTGGCTCCCTCACAAGATTACTACATGGCTAGGCGGACAGTGTTCAATTCTTTTATGACACCTAATTGGATAATGAAATATCTTAAAAGGTTTCCTCATATTAATTCTTTTGCTGAGTTGTCTACACACTATGAAGATAAACGAAACCAAACCAAACCAACAGGACACTGGTCATAATAAACAAAGGAGAACAAACATGTTTAAAACAATAGCAATAGCATTACTAAGTGCATTATTAATAAATATAGTTAGTCTTAATTTATACAACCTTCATGTTGAACAAGAACTAAAAGGCCAGATTGTTACTACTAATTATCTTAACGACAAAATAACTAAGCTTAAGAGTAATGTCTTAGAGATAAGGGCTGACTCTATAGGCTCTATATCCCGTGCTGACCTTGATGATACTAAAAGATTTATTGAGTATGAAGTTTCTATGAATAAGAAAAGCATACAAGATTTTATAGACAGTCTTAATAAAGATATGGAACGTCTTAGTATTGTTAGTATTGTTAGTCAGGAGAACGACGAGCATTTTCAAGAGAAGATTGAATATTTATTACAAGAGATACAAACAATACAAGATCAACTAACTGTACCTTTAGAGCTTATAGATATTCCAATCGTTACACCGGAAGAAATAAGAGATGAGCCTGTTGTTTCTACACCTGAACCAGAAAAAACTAATACACATATTGAAGCGTATCCTATTGAAGAATGTTCTTATACTTTAATAGGAGGTAAACAAAATAGTACAAAAAGAATTCAGCGTGTAGTAGATAGCTTAAGAAAAAAAGGAAGCTATACTATTACTGCGCTGTTTAATATTAATACACAAGGGCAAGCTGAAGAGCTGGCGGTGCAGTCTAACAACGCACCCGCTAAGTTAGAAAGAACTGTACAAAAATATGTTTCTGCGTTAAAATTTGTAACTAATGAAACAGATTTAACTAAGTGTGAAATGAGTTTTAATTTGAACGTAACATAAACGAGGTAATAAAAGATGGCTGAAGAAAATACATTTAATGCGGGAAGTGGAGTTGGTGAAGTTACAGGTCGTGCTTACTATGCTAATGTAGTTACACCTAACACAACCTTTGATGATCGCTGGGAAATTAATTTAGTATTAGAAGACGATGTTCTTAAAGAGTTTGAAAATCGTGGACATATTATTAAAGAAAAAGATTACGGAAGATTCATTAACTTTAAAAGGAATGTTAATCGTAAGGGCGGTGGACAAAACACCAGACCTATTCTTATAGATCAGGAAAGAAGAAGGGTAGATACATTACCGAAGATGGGTAACGGTTCTACTGTTAAGGTTCAGTACAGCGAATACAACTGGGAGTATAGTGGTAACTCAGGTAAAGGTCGTGACTTACGTGCTATACAATTGATTGAGTTAGTAGAGTACAACGAGCCTGACGGAGCAGGTATGTACGACGAAGGAGACTTTTAATGGCAGAAGAAAATGAAAAATTTTTAACTATTGATGGTGTCCAAATAAATGCTGATGAGTTATCAGAAAAAGCTAAACAGATTGTAGCTAGGCTTCATGTCTTAGCTAATGAAAGGAATGCTTTCGCTGAGGCATTACAAGAAAGAAACATACTCATTACTGCTTATCGTAATCAACTTGTTTTAGATTATCAAAAAGTTGAAATAGATAAAGAGAAACAGGAGGAAGATAAGACAGACAAGACAGTCAAAAAATCTAACAACTAACGTTCCACCCCTTTATCTGCAGCGCTGTAGAGACATTGTGTAGTCAAGTTGAGCAGCAGATCGCGCAGGTAAAGGGGTTTTTTATAATTAACTTGGGGAAGTATATTGAATACAGAAACAAATACATTTATTAAACATCTACCGTGTGATTCTTGCGGTAGTAAAGATAACAATAGTTTATATAGTGATGGCCATACTTATTGTTTCGGTTGTGAAACCAGAGTATCATCTGAAAAGATTGGGATACAAAGCAGCACACCCAGCATACCCACACTACCTACAGATAAAAATACTTTCTTACATTCTTATAAAGGATCTTACAATTCTCTTGATGATAGAAAGATCAGCCTCAAAACAGCTAAAGCTTTTGGCGTACTGTCTAGCCCTAATAAACATGTGTACCCTTACTATAATAATAATGAAGTGGTCGCTACTAAAACTAGAGTAATAGATACTAAAGATTTTTATTCTGGCGGAGACTTTGAAGGCACAGGATTATTTGGAGAACAGTTATTTCCAACCAAAGGCGGCAAGTACCTTACTATTACAGAGGGTGAGTGTGATGCGATGGCTGTTCATGAACTCTTTGGAGGCAAGTGGGCGGTAGTTTCTCTTAAGCGTGGATGTGCTTCAGCAGTTAAAGATATTAGAGAGAGCTTAGAATTTGTAGAAGCTTACGAGAATGTAGTACTTGCTTTTGATAATGATAAGGCAGGACAGGAAGCAGCAAGAAAAGTAGCGCGCATATTAAAGCCTAACAAAACTAAGATAATGTCTTTTCCTACAGGCTTTAAAGATGCTAACGATATGCTTAAGCAAGGAAAGTTTGAAGAGTTTACTCAAGCTTGGTGGAATTCTAAAACCTATACACCAGCAGGTATCCTGGAATTATCCAGTAAGAAATCAGAGTGGTTACATCGAGAAGATAAAGAGTGTGTTCCTTATCCGTGGGATGGGCTTAATAAAAAACTATATGGTATGCGTAAAGGAGAACTTGTTACTCTTACTGGCGGTACAGGATTAGGTAAGTCGAGTGTAACTAGAGAGCTAGAACACTGGCTTATTAAAAATACAACAGACAACGTAGGCATAGTAGCTCTTGAAGAAAATTGGTGGCGAACAGCAGACGGTATTGTTTCTATAGAAGCTAACGATAGACTTTATTTAGCTGAGAAAAGAGCCAAGTATTCTGACAAACAATTAGAAACTTTATTCGATAGTGTTATTGAGGATGGTAGAGTTTTTATTCATGCGCATTTAGGCGCTACTAATGTTGATGAAATCTTTTCTAAACTTAGATATATTATAGTAGGCTGTCAGTGTGAATGGGTGGTAGTCGATCATTTACATATGCTTATTAATGTGATGACAGAGGGAGATGAAAGACGAGGCATAGATAACTTAATGACCCGCCTCCGTTCTTTAGTAGAGGAAACAGGTGTAGGTATGATACTTGTATCTCATCTTAGGAGAGCAGCAGGCGAGAAAGGACACGAGCAAGGTATCGAAGTATCTCTTTCTCACCTTAAAGGATCACAAGGGATTTCACAGTTGTCTGATTGTGTGATAGCATTAGAAAGAAATCAACAGGCAGATGATCCAGAAGAAGCTAACACAACTAAGATAAGAGTATTAAAATCTAGGTACACAGGGGATACCGGATTAGCTTGCAGCTTAAAATATAATTCAACTACAGGAAGACTCTATGAAGCAGACCTTGATCTCTCTCCCCAACAAAATTTCTCATCACCGTTTTAAGAAAATAGTATTTGATGTAGAAACAGATGGTCTAGAAGGTAATGTAATACACTGTATAGTAACTAAAGTTATTGGGGGCGAGACACGTTTGTTTCCCCCTGATAAGTTACAAGAAGGAATAGATCTTTTAGCTACTGCTGATGTACTGATAGGTCATAACATTATAGGCTTCGATCTCCCCGTAATTAAAAAACATTTCGATGTCGCCTTGACTAACCATATCGAAGATACGTTAGTAGTATCCCGCTTGGTTAACCCCCAACTTACAGGAGGCCATAGTTTATGTAACTGGGGCTACCTTCTTTATCCAAACAATATTTCTAAAAGAAAAGCAATACAACCTGATAGCTGGGATGAGTACACTGAAGAGATGGGTGCTTACTGTATCCAGGATGTAGAATTAAATGCAGATGTATATTATAAACTATTAAAAGATGTAGAAATGTTTAGTCAAGAGTCTATTGATCTTGAACATTCAATAGCTAAGATAATAAAACAACAAGAAGTTACTGGTTTTATGTTAGATGAAAAGAAAGCAACCCTTCTTACTGCTAAACTAAAGTCTAAGATGGCTATGCTTGAGAAAGAAGTACACGAAACATTTAAGCCTAAGTGGGTAGATGATAGATTGATTACCCCTAAGTTTAATAAAGATAACACGTTATCTAAAGTACCTAAGTTAACTGACGAAGAACTTATTAAAGTTAAAGCAAATAACTTTCAACCTTTTATGCGTCAGAAATGGGTAGAGTTTA